CGAAGGCAAGGCCGTCCTGGCGCAATGGGAGGGGCGCACCGGCCAGCTCGTGGTCCACACCTCGACCCAGGTGCCGCACATGATCCGCGCGGCGATCGCCGAGCATCTCGGCTTGAGCCAGGGTCGTGTGCGGGTGATCGCGCCCGACGTGGGCGGGGGCTTCGGCTACAAATGCGTGCTGCACCCGGAGGAGCTGTGCGTTGCCTGGCTGGCGCTGAAATTCAAACAGCCGTTTCGCTGGATCGAGGATCGCCGCGAGCATCTGATCTCCGGCGCCAATTGCCGCGAGCATCACTATGTCGTAACCGCCTATGCGGACGAGCGCGGGGGGCTGCTCGGGATCGACACCGATATCACCATCGATTCTGGCGCCTATTCGGTGTGGCCGTTCACCTCCTGCCTGGAGAGCACCATGGCGGGACGGCAGCTGCCCGGCCCTTATGCCGTATCGGCTTATCGGGCCCGCAGCTTCAGCGTTGCCACGAACAAGCCGCCGATCGTCCCCTATCGCGGCGTCGCCCGCACCGGCATCTGCTTGGCGATGGAGCTGACCATTGACGCGGTCGCCCGCGCGGTGGGTCGCGAGCCCTGCGATGTGCGGCGCGAGAACCTCGCCCCCTCCACGGCCATGCCCTTCACCAGCGTGACCGGCAGCATCTACGATAGCGGCGACTATCGCCGCTGCCTCGACATAGCGCGCGAGCGCGTGAATCTGCCGGCCATTCGCGCCCGCCAGCGGCAGGCGGCGGCCGACACGCTGATCGGCGTCGGCTTTGCCAACTACATTGAGATGACAGCGCACGGAACGGCGCTGTTCGCCGCCGCCGGCTACCCATTCATTCCGGGGCACGAGCAAGCCGCGGTGCGCTTCACGCCGGACGGCGGACTTGAAATCCGGGTGGGCGTGCATTCGCACGGCCAGGGAATGGAAACCTCGCTCGCCCAGATCGCCCATGAGGTGCTGGGACTTCCGATCGCCGATATCGCCGTCGTGCTCGGCGACACCGCGATGACCCCCTACTCCACCGGCACCTATGCCTCGCGCTCGATCACCATGGCGGGCGGCGCGGTGGCGCGCGCCTGCAAGACCTTGAAGACGCGGCTCACCGTCATTGCCGCCCATCTCCTGCAATGCACGGCGGCGGATGTGACGTTGCGCGAGGGCGTGTTCTATGGATCGTCCGGCGACATCCCGGTGCGTGACGTCGCCGTCACGTGGTACATGCATCCGCAACGGCTGCCGTCGGAGGCCACTGCGGGCGGTCTGGAAGTCACCGCCGGTTTCAAGCCGAAAGTCGACAGCGGTCAATTCAGCTATGGCACGCATGCCGCGGTGGTCGAGATCGACCTCGCACTCGGTGCGGTGCGGATCGTCGACTACGTCATCGTCGAGGATTGCGGAACTATGGTGAACCCCATGATCGTGGAGGGACAGACGCTCGGCGGCGCGGCGCAAGGCATCGGCACCGCGCTGCTGGAAGAGATGCGGTTCGACGGTAACGGGCAGCCACTGGCCGCGACGCTCGCGGATTACCTGCTGCCAGCCGCGACCGACATGCCGCACATCGCCGTGCATCATCTCGAGACGCCTTCGCCCAACACCGAATACGGGATCAAGGGCGTCGGCGAAGGCGGCGCCATCCCGCCGCCGGCCGCCATCCTCAACGCGGTCAACGATGCGCTGCGCCCGCGCGGGGTCGAGATCAACGAGACGCCGGTCACGCCGCACAAGATCCTGGCCGCGCTGGCGCAGGCCGACGCGCGTGCGGATCGCGAGTAACCAGAGCGGGATGATGTTTCTTCGAGTCATCACCCCGATCCAACTTATTCGTGGACACCGCCTCCCAACCTGCCGGTGGACAAATACGCTTCTGGGACAAAGCTGACAAATCGAGACATCTGCTGTTGTTCGCTTTCGGGGGCAAAGCGGACATGGCGTCAGCGACAGCGCGAGATCGTCCCCTGCCCCGTTCCATAACCCCTCATTATGCGAATGAATCAAATTCGAGAATTGATTGTAACGAATAGCGTGTAATAATGGTCGCGATGGACCGCTCTCTGACTCCGAAGGAAGGAATTGCGCTCGACCTGATATTCGCCCTGCAGGGCGAATCCCGATTCAACCGCGAGCAGACGGCGTTAGGGACGAAGTACAAGTACATTCGCGTCGCGCTGCGTGCGCCCAAGCTTGCGGTGCTTCACGCCGACGTCAACAAGATACTTAAGAAAATGGCAGCCGCAGGGTACGCCCCGTTCGAGATTTGTTCCTTCAAAAAGGACGACCGCTACTGGTGGTACGACAAGTTCCCGACCTCGCTCTCGCGCGAAACAATCCGCAAGGCATGGGACAAATCGGGCATGCGCGGGCTTCAACTGCAATATAGGCGCCTGAAGGCGAAGTACAGGCGAAGTCCTTGATTTTCTTATAGTTGTTTTTCGATTGATGCGGGAGGATCGAACCCGCTTTATCTAGTTGGCTCCTTTTTTTGACGAGGAGCCGCCCGATTGCCAATCAGCGAGATCAAGCAGATCCCGATCGGGAGGCTGCGCCCGAATCCTGCGAATGTCCGCACGCATCCGAAAAAACAAATCGCGGCCCTCGCGCGACTCATTGACCAAATCGGTTTCGTCGTTCCCGTCATCGTCGACGAGCAGTTGATCATCCAGGCAGGCCATGCTCGCATTGAGGCGGCGAAAACGCTTGGCCTCAAAACGGTGCCGGTCGTCATTTTGTCCGGACTAAGCGACGCCGAACGCCGAGCCTATTGCCTCGCTGACAACAAGCTAACAGAGTTGGCCGGCTACGATCGACAAGCACTCGCCATCGAACTGCGTGAATTGACTCCGCTCCTCGAGGAGGCGGGTCTCAGTATCGAATTGACCGGGTTCGAAGCCGCCGAGATCGACTCGATCATGGGCGATCTCTTGGACCCGGAGCAAGACCCGGACGATCAAGTTCCTGAGATCGCAAAAACCGCGGTGAGCCGCAGGGACGACCTGTGGCTGCTGGGCCAGCACCGGCTTCATTGCGGTGATGCCACGGATGCTGCCGGGGTGCACAAGCTCATGCGCAGCAAATGCGCCGCTATGGGTTTTACGGATCCGCCCTACAACGTGCGCATCTCTTCGGTCCAGGGACGCGGCAGGATCAAACATCGCGAATTCGTCACCGCATCGGGCGAGATGCCGCCTGACCAATATACCGATTTTCTAGTGGATGCCTTGTCGCTGGCCGCCAAGCACTCGGTTAATGGCTCGATCCATTACGTCTGCATGGATTGGCGTCATGTTTTCGAGATGCTGGCCGCTGGCAAAGAGGTCTACACCGAGCTGAAAAATTTGGTTGTGTGGACCAAAAGAACGCAGGCCAGGGCACATTTTATCGCTCGCAGCACGAGTTGATCTTCGTCTTCAAGAACGGCGATGCGGCGCACATCAACAATTTCGAACTCGGACAGTACGGCCGAAATCGGTCGAACGTTTGGACATATGCGGGCGTCAACACCTTCCGTGCCGGCCGTCTCGACGACCTTGCCACGCATCCGACCGTGAAGCCGGTCGCCCTCGTCGCGGACGCGATGCGCGATTGCTCTCGCCGCGGCGACATCGTGCTCGATCTCTTCATGGGATCCGGCACGACCATCCTTGCTGCCGAACGCGTTGGCCGGCGCGCCTACGGCATCGAGATCGATCCGCTCTATGTCGATGCGGCGGTGCGCCGCTGGCAGACCTTCACCAAGCGTGACGCCATCCTCCAAAGCACCGGCCAAACCTTCGATGAGGTCGCGTCGGTTCGCAGCAAAGAGGGAAGGCGCCATGGCTAAGCGCATCCGCCGGCGTGCCCGTCGGTCAAAGAGTGATGACTCCGATTCCACTTCAGACGCGCCTTACGAGACGGGGTACGGCAAGCCACCGAAACAACACCAATTCAAGCCCGGTCAATCGGGCAATCCCAGGGGCCGCCCGAAAGGTGCGAAGAACACCGCGACCATAATCGACGAAATTCTTAATCGCAAAGTTCGGGTTCGGACTGGAGACACGGTGCGGAAGATGACCGTGCTCGAGGCCATGCTCACAGGCTTCGCGGACCATGGCCTGAAGGGGGACACGAAATCGGCGGCCTTCCTGTTGGATCGCAAAGAGCGGGCGCAAGCGGCCGGTGACCAGGCGAATATGGAGACAACGCCGGACGAGCAAGAAATCATCAAGTTCTATCTGGAGAAACACAAAACCAAAGGAGACATGAAATGACGAATCTCGAACAGACGTTTCATGACGCGATCTTGCGAACGGACTTCGACGCGTTCGTCCGGCGCTGCTTCATGACGCTCAACCCAGGATTTCCATACCTGCCAAACTGGCACTTACCTGCGATCGGGTATCAACTGGAACGGATTCGGCGTGGTGAGATCACAAGACTGATCATCAACATGCCGCCGCGTCATCTGAAATCCATCACGGTCTCGGTTGCATTCGCGGCGTTCCTCCTCGGGCACGAGCCTTGGCGCAGAATCTTCGTCATCAGCTATGGCAACGAACTCGCATCAAAGCACGCCAGTGATTTCCGTTCGATTGTCGAATCAGCATGGTACCGCCGCGCATTCCCTGCGATGCGGATTGCTCGAAGCTTGCAAGATGAGGTGTGGACCACCAGGCGCGGATTCCGCAAGGCGACCTCGGTGTTCGGAACCCTCACCGGCTTGGGTGGGGACGTCTTCATCATCGATGATCCGCAAAAGTCGGTAGACGCGCAGTCGGAGGCGCAGCGCAACACGACGAACCAATGGGTCTCGAACACGCTGATGTCGCGGCTCGACAGCAAGGAGAAGGGGATCATCATTGTTGTCCAGCAGCGCGTTCATCTCAACGACCTCAGCGGCTACCTCATCGAATCCGGCGGCTGGGCGGTCCTGAGTCTGCCCGCGATCGCGGAGCAAGATGAGACCGTTGCAATCGGTGACAGAGAGTTTCATGAGCGTCGGGCTGGCGAGGCCCTGCACCCCGGACTGGAATCAATCGAGAGCCTTAGAAACCTGCAACGCCAGATCGGGCCTGACGATTTCGCCGCGCAGTACCAGCAAGCGCCCGTACCGCTGGGCGGGGCCATGATCAAGCGGGCATGGCTACGTTATTACGACAAGCTCCCGGAACGGACCTACGGCGTACAAATCCTACAATCATGGGACACCGCCGCTAAAGATGGCGCCCAAAATGATTGGTCGGTTTGCACGACGTGGATGCTGCTGAAGGATCATTATTATCTAATCGATGTCACACGTGGGCGCTACGATTATCCGACCTTGAAAGGAACGGCTTTCGCGCTCGCGCGAAAATATAAACCACACTACGTGCTGATCGAGGACGCCTCCACCGGCATCGCGGGGGCCAAAAGGCCCAACCCAGGTCCCGCGGACACTGATAAGCGGGCGGCCTAGCCGTTGGCTGCTCCGGTCGACCCCGAAGCGGTTGAGGCCGAGATAGACCTGATCCGGTCACTCGGCCTCGAGGCGCTTCGCACGCGCTGGCGCGCAACCTTTGGCCGAACGCCTCCGGCCGGTCTGACCAAGGACATCATGGGGAGGATGCTAGCGTGGCGGATTCAGGAGCAGGCATTTGGTGGTCTCGATCGAGCCACATTGAAGCTCCTCAACGGCTTGGCGAAAGGCGACAATTCCGGACTCGAACGCAAGCGGCACCTCAAGGCCGGTACGGTCCTCATTCGTGAATATCGAGGCGAGCGGCATACCGTCACCGTGGTCCCCGACGGATTCCTCTGGCAAGGGACCACGTACGGGAGTCTTTCAACCATCGCCCATCAAATCACTGGCACCAAATGGAACGGCCCACGCTTCTTCGGCCTCCGGATGGCTGGTAACGGCGCGGACGAAGCGGGCGCCAATCCGTCGCCGGCCGGTACTAAGAAGGCCGAACGCAGCCGCCCCGCCGGCCTGCGCGGCGCCAAGGTTCAGCCCCGTCGAGGTTGAGTCATGGACACGCCAGTCAGGAAGCTCGCCCACTGCGCGATCTACACCCGCAAATCGACCGAGCATAACCTCGACCTCGAGTTTAACTCGCTCGACGCCCAGCGGGAGGCCTGCGCGGCATACATAAAGAGTCAGGCGCACGAGGGCTGGCGCCTGATCCAAGACCGCTATGACGACGGCGCGTTCTCCGGCGCCTCACTCGATCGACCTGCCCTCCAAAACCTTCTTGCCGATGTTCGGTCTGGCAAGATCGACGTCATCGTCGTCTACAAGGTCGACCGTCTGACCCGATCGTTGGCGGACTTCGCCAAACTGGTCGAGCTCTTCGATCAGCATTCCGTATCATTCGTCTCGGTCACCCAGCACTTCAACACGACGAGCAGTATGGGCCGCCTCACGCTCAACGTGCTGCTCTCATTCGCCCAGTTCGAGCGAGAGCTGATCGGCGAGCGGGTGCGCGATAAGATCGCTGCCTCGAAACGCAAGGGAATCTGGGTCGGAGGGCCGGTCCCTCTCGGCTACGTGAGCATCAACAAGAAGCTCGTTGTCGCGCCCGAGGAAGCCGAGACAGTTCGCACGATATTTCGCCGGTATCTGGAACTCGGGTCGATACGCGTTCTTATCCAGGATCTCGATCGCCGCGGCATTCGGACCAAGCGGCGCGCAGGCAACAATGGCCGCACCACCGGTGGGATACGGTTCAGCGTCGGCCCTCTTGCCCATCTCCTGCGAAACCGATTCTACGTCGGTGAAGTCGTCTACCGCGGGAAGATCCACCGCGGAGAGCATAAGCCCATCGTGGATGAGGCCCTTTTCGAGGCCGTGCAGGCGAAGCTCGCTGCTGGTGCCGCTGCTCGGCGGGTGCAGCACAGAGGCTCTCCCGCGATCCTTGCGCGCCGGATCTTCGACGACCGTGGCAACCGGATGACCCCAACGCACACGAACAAATGTGGCGCGCGCTACCGCTACTATGTTTCCCACACGATTCTGCAGCAGCGAAATAACGAGGCGGGCAGCGTCGCTCGCGTGCCGGCACCGGACATCGAAACCGTGGTGGTTAAGACGGTGCGCGAGCGTTTCGGAACCGATCCCAATGGTGCGCATCCGATTACTGCACATGACCGCGATTTAATTGAGCGTCACGTTGAACGTGTCGTTGTCAAACCAGAAGCGATCGAAATCCGCCTTGCTGGGGAGGGCGGCCGGCCAGAAGGAGAAAGTCGAGATAACGGAAGCAGCCCAAAAGCTGGCGGTCAATCGGCCATTACCATTACCGTGCCTTGGTTGGGGACGGCTCCGCCAGGGGTCAAAGGCATTCTCTATTCCCCGTTGTCGCCGCCGACGATGAGCTCGGAAAGCCGCGATGTATTGCTTGCCGCGATCGCGAAGGCACGGAGCTGGATCGATGATCTCATGGAAGGTCGCGCCGCCTCCTTCGCCGAAATCGCCACGCGAGAAGGCCGGGTCGACCGTCATGTACGTTTTCTGGCGCCTCTTGCCTTCCTCTCGCCCCGCATCATCGCGGCGATCGTCGATCGCCGTGTGCCGCCTGATACCACGGTGACCAGGCTCGCGAAGACGCCAACCCATTGCTGGACGGAACAGGAGCGGCTGTTTGGACTGCCACGTTCGTGACGTGTGGGCTGTCCCTGCCCGACTTGTGAAGATTCGTGCAAATTGTCATGAGTTACGGCACAGCGTCAGGCTCATAACCAGTCGTAGGGTAAATCCTACCCCCGCAACCAAAAAAAGCCCGCAAATCAGCCCCTTACGTGCAGTTTGACCGGCATTTTCATGTGACGGGCACGGTTCGCGCGGTGCGACACCGACCGCCCCGCCGTGAAGGGTTGCCCGCACCGATTTGAGCACCTACGTTCTTGACTGCTAACCCGCTCATTCGCTAATCAGCGAATCGGCTTGCCAACACGGAGTTCTCATGAGCCTGGACATGTCATCGTTCGGGAGCGCCATCGCGTCCGGACGCAAGAAAAAGGGACTGAGCC